CTACTTTTGCCCACCTTTGGGTTTCTTGGCCTCAAGCTGTTTCTTTTCTAGCTCGGCAAAAATATTGGCTTTGAGGAGAGCCTCCTCTGGAGAGGTCTCGCCGGCAAGTGGTTGGCTTTGTTTTTCATGGTCGAGCATTGGTTTATTATTTGTTTTCTTCATCATCATCTCCGTCGATAATTTTTTGCATATCACCCGAAACGAGCTGATCAGGTTCGTTTTCAGCTTTTTTCTTATATTCCTGCATTTCCTTTGCGGCCATTTGTTCAATTTCTTCCGGTGTCCAGCCCGTTTTTTCACGTTTTTTCTTTTGAGCTTTTTTGAGGTCGGTTATGTTATTCATTATAAGACCTCCCGAAATAGATAATCTTTCTTGTCAACATAGGTATATCCAAAGCTTTCATAATAATGTTTCACGTCATCATTGATTGGGTTCATTATTCTGATTTCAGAAGCATTGATAAAGCGAGCGTATATTCCATACGCGACTAATATCATATCGAATATTGGGGGTCTATCCCCTAAATCTGGTGGAGAAGCTTCAACCACGTCCAGTCTTAATGCCGTGCCATGATAGGTCGGCCTGCCCATAGATAGCCCAATAAGCTTGTTTGTTTCCCACAGAGCTATTTCAAAGCGTTTAGGGTATCTGAATTTAAAAGCGTTATACCCTTCAAACCAGTCCCAGTCGACCTGCCGGATGGGAGATTGGCCCCACAGCTTTGATGCGGAAAGCGCCATAGGCGTAATGGTTGTGGAAGTAATGTTCTGTTTGCCTGCGCTTTGGAATGTACGCTGGGCTGTGTCGAGCGCCATTTTACGGAGTTTTGTGTATCGTTGTTCTGCTTCAATATGTGTTGCTAGCATTCTACTGCTCTCCCTTGCGAAAAAATACACGCATTATTATGAGGTGATTATTGTAGTATGCAAGAAAATTAATAAATCAGATATGGATAACATCATTGGCTTTATTTTGCTTTGTCATTATTAGTTTTAAAGGGGCAAGTGAACATAGATCTGTTAGTAGCATTAGGAGTTGTTAATGAAGCAATGGAAAAAATGTAGATTTTAATGCTTGTGTTGGATAGAGCGGATGCTGTATTTTTATCTTGATTTAATCATGTTGAATGATTCGGCTGGATAATTTCACAACTCTAGCCTCAAAACTAAAATGATAAGGAGAAAGAGTGTGGTTGATCTAGTGCAGAAAAAAGTAGGGAAATTAATTGGGTTAAAAAAATCTGAATTTAATCAATTAATTGTTTCAAAAGAAATTAGCTTGAGAAAACCCCGCCTCATCCCGGTTTATAAGCTAGGTGATGAAATGGCACTTACTTCGGTGCTGCTTTCATCAATACGGCTAGTTAAAGAGTTCAAACAGGCCTTACTGTCAGAGGCAAAAATGCAAATTGGCGGGACGCTGTATGTTTATTCTGAGGTGGAGTTTAAAGATTTTCCTGAATCTCGCATTGACGGGCTAATCCTGGTTGTTAAATCCGGCACGATTCGAGATGCTGCTATTGTTGAAGTCAAGAATGGCAAAAATGAGCTGGAAAAAGAGCAGCTTGAACGTTATCAACAGATAGCAAAAAAATATGCTATCCCTAAATTTATTACTATATCAAATCAGTTTGTTTCAGATAGCACACAGTCACCCGTGAGCATTAAAAATGTTCGTGGGCTGGAGATGCATCACTTCTCATGGACATATCTCCTAACTATTGCGCATGTGTTGTTGTTCGAGGGGGATGCCGCAATAGAGGATGAAGATCAGGTTGAGATTATGCGAGAGGTAGTCAATTACCTTGAGTGGGATAAATCAGGTGTTTTTGGTCTCAACCAAATGAAGGCAGGGTGGGTCGATGTAGTTGATAAGATTAATGCCGGTGCAAGCCTTAAAGCTACCGATGAGTGTGTCCAGGAGGCTGTATTAAGCTGGCAGCAAGAAGAGCGTGATATGGCGCTACTACTGAGTCGCAAACTGGGTGTTCTGGTGCAATCTGGTGCAACAAAGTTTAAAGGGAAGCTGGATGAGAGGCTAAAATCTGACTGTAAAGAATTGGTCTCGACTAAGCAGCTATCATCAGTACTGCGTGTAAGAGGCGCTGCATCAGATATTCAGGTACAGCCCTTATTTGAAAAGCGAACGATAGAGATGAGTGTATTTTTGAAATCCCCTGAAGATAAAACACTAAAAGGTCAGCTAGGGTGGCTTAAACGGCAGCTGGATACCTGTGTGAAAAAGAATGACGCCTTACTAACTGAACTTTTGAAAGAGACTTATCTGGAGGTCTTAATCAAAAAGAGTCCTGTGGCTGAGCGATTTTCAATTGAGGACTTTGTAAATGCAGGTGAAAGACTGAAAGGCAAGGAGATTCGTGAGTTTAAAATTATTTATCTGAAAGATTTTAGTAAGAAATTTTCTTCTCCGAGAAAGTTTGTCGAAATGATAGAGCAGATGTTAACGGATTATTATATGGGCATCGTGCAGCATCTCAATAAATGGGAGCCGTCAGCACCTAAAATGGTAAATAAGCAGGATGTTGTTGAGAATGAGGCTTTTATAGATGCTGTGAATGACGGGGTTGTACTGTCTAATGTTCAAGAGGGTGGAGTACCTCATGGAGAGGTGGTTTTTCAAGTGTTTGATTCGTCGGACAGTGATGATGGGGAAAATACGTTAGATGAAGTCGGCTCTGATTCTGAGGTTTAACGGCTTATGAGGTTTTAACATAACTTTAAATTATGCACGTGGGCTGTTTGGCTGTGATGTCTGTAATTAATATAGGGCTTATAAGCGACAACTATCCTGACACAGAGGGATTGTTTTGTGTTTTTAAAATTGGTGAAGGTTTAAGCTGTTTAATATGGGACAAAAATATAGATTCTGACTTCAGTTTATTATGTATAAACTTTGCTGGGCGTCGCGCCCAGGCCAACCCCGTGACTGACAATTATCAATCACATTAAGCGCTTGTGTCAGAAACGGGGTTAAATAAAGTTTACGTTTCACTTCTCATATGGGCCTATAGACCAGGCATTACCCGGTAAAGGTCGAGTTACATGATCTTTATCCGTGTTGAACCCTACCCTCCATCATCATCGCCATTCAGGGCACCCTCGATAACCAAAGAACGCACAAGAACGAGGTCAGCCATTAGCAGTTCCCAGAATTTTGATCAGACTCTGACTATATTGATACTATTCAATTAGTTAGCTTGATCTGAACCAATTCATTCTACGTCCTATTCATCTCTGATTCTAATAACGCTTACATAATTGCAGGATTTACCCTACAAATCATTCAAAGTGAATGTGTTACACTGGAACAATCAATATTGTTAAATGCACCTAATGAAAAAATCAAAAGTCCCTTTATTGGGACTTTTTTAATGCACTCACATTATTCATACTTTAACAATATAGGCTCGTTTAAAACAGGATAGATACATTATGAATATAAAAACCATTGCAATAACTACATCAATAATACTATTAACTTCATGCGGTGGCGGTGGAGGAAGCACTCCCACAACTTCTGGCGATAGAAGTTGTGATGAAGGAAAATTTACATACATCTTACTAGATGATGGTGTAACTGGAGAAGAGCTATATAAAACGAATGGTGAAGCAGACTGTACTACTTTAATACAAGATATTAATAAAAATAGCTCTAGCTCAGCTGATGATCGACAACGTTGGGATTTAGGTAATGGCACAATTATATTTAAAGCCAATGATGGAATAAATGGCAGTGAACTTTGGAGCCATAATGCTAACGGCACTTCATTGGTATTCGATCACAATGTAGATGGAAATATTTCTCTCAATACAAGTAAAGTGATTGAAGGAGGCGACTCACTTGGTAGTGGTCTTCCTTTAAATGGCCGCCTTTATTATGTAATCGACTCACCTAATGACTCAGCTAATGAACTATGGACAACTGATGGTACAGAGCAAGGAACTTATATGCTCTATAGTTCAACATCAATCAACCAGTTAATAGCATTTAATAATGAAGTATATTTCACATCATTTGAAAGTGGTATTAATAGTTTGTGGAAAACCGATGGAAGCATTATCGGCACTGTTGAATTTTCAGTGAATAAAACAAGCAATCCGTTCGTACTGAATTCAAAACTCTACTACATTGTTGATAACATCACTTTAGTTCAAACAGATGGAACTAATAACGGCACGTTTACAATTGGTTCAATTCCTTCCGGTACAATCATAAGTATGATTGCAGTTAATAATGCTCTTTTAATGACCGTGAGTACTGACACAGGTAGTTTTTTATATAAGAGTGATGGAACGACAGCCCCTAATCTATTAACAGGATTAAATACCGTTGCAAATTCAGGTGTAGTCCTCTATAGATTCTCTCTAACATCGGCCAATATATTCTTTACTGCAATTAATGAAAATGGAGCGCTATCACTGTGGAAATCAGACGGCACTGAAAATGGAACCATTAATTTTGGTGTGATTAATGAAAACAATAATCCATCTGCAAGATTTTTTACTGAATTTAATGGGAAAACATATTTCCAGGCAAATGATGGCATTAATGGTGCTGAGTTGTGGGAAATAAATGGTAATGTTTTATCTATGGTTGACCTTGATGATACAACTGAAAGCCGAGCATATGATTTTACCGTTTTAGATAATGCGCTTTACTTTATTGCAAAAGATAGCATGCATGGATTTCAGCTTTGGGCACATAATGGATCTCAGGCACTAAAAGTAACTGATACATTTGTTCCATATGGTACAAAAGGATTACAAGACCTTGTTGCGTACAGAAATAGTCTTTATTTCATTGGTAGTGATAGCGAAGGCAGTGAACTTTGGAAAAGTGATGGAAGCACCTCCGGTACAGTTCGTGTAACTAATATAAATCCATTTGGAGATTCAATTTACATTTTTGGTGATTTGCATATATTTGATGATTTATTGTACTTCGAAGCAAATGATGGCGTACATGGCCGAGAACTATGGAAAAGTGATGGCACAACAGTTAACACAGAAATAACATTTGATATTAATCAGAAGAACATAAGAACTGATTTAAGATCACTGTTTACACTAAACAATAATGATTATGTATTTGCTAATGATGGTGCTAGTCAGGCTTTATGGGCTATTGACGATACGGGAATTGTTATAGTTAAGCGAATCCCAGGTGATGCAATAATCAACCAAACACAGGAGCATAATGGGTTTGTATATTTTGTTGTGGTCAATTCTGCTCTCTCTGATGGTATATGGCGCACTGATGGCACAGCTAATAACACAACACGTATACTTGACTCAACTAGTCTAAATCCGGCAAATGTTTTTTATACAACTGGCCTTGCTTCATATAATGGTGAGTTTTATTTTCTTTCTCAACATGCAACAAATGGTTTTGGTTTATATAAGCTAAGAGCTTTAGATAATGAATTAACATTAGTAAAAACGCTTAATCCAACTGGTTCAAGTAGTCGCCGCTTCGGCATAATAATTCATCAAAACAAAATGTTTTTTAACGCAGATGATGGGGTTAATGGCCAGGAAATATGGGTTAGTGACGGCACAACAGATGGGACAAGAATTTTGTTTGATCCTAGTCCAGTATCAGGGGTAACACCATCACTTTTAACTGCTACTGATACAAAATTATATTTTAGTGTTTTCGTAAACCCCGTTATAGAGCTTTGGGAAAGTGACGGGGAAACTGCAGTTAAACTAGATTCAGGATTTTTGCCACTACAAGCGAAAGAACTAAATAATTCAGTCTATTTTTTAGGTGTGCAAGAATTATTCAAAGGAACCAACACAACAACGCTCTATAAGTATGATGGCGCTATTTTCACATCACTTCATACATTTGATCAAAGACCGGGACAACTCGTTCGCTATAACGGGAAGTTATATTTTGAAGCGGATGATCCAGTTAACCCAGACACTCATTCAGCACTATGGGTAAGTGATGGCACAGTGGAGGGTACTAAAGTTTTAAAATCAATATTTGTTAAAGAAGTTGAAGCTTCAACTGGAGAAATACGACCATATGTTCAAGTTCCAAACGGAATTGATGAAATTGAAGCCGCAGGAGATCGGTTGTATTTCTCTTTTTTTGATGCTGAACATGGTAATGAGCTGTGGGTAAGTGACGGAACAGAAGAGGGTACTCACATAGTAAAAGACATTGTGCCTGGACCCGTTAGCGGTATAAGCAGTGAAGCGCTTGAACTAATTAGAGACCATTATCAATTTTAGTATTTATTAAAATTTAACATCGCTCATTACTTACATTAATATGATGGAGGGGATTAATATTCCCCTCCCCCCCTCCAAAATAAAAGGGAAAAAAGAGAAGAGAAAAAAGGCATTATATGTGGTCCCTTTCTTCTCCAATCCGGACATCCACCGGGGTAGCTAGGTGTTAAGTTTCAGCCCCGATTCCACAACATTATACTCAACAACATCTTTCCGATGCCGATCCAAATAAACCTGCGTCATCTTAGCATCAGCATGCCCAAGCAATTGCTGAATAGCCTCCTCTGTCCACCCCGCTTCCCGATATAAATCAGCCCCCAAAGCCCGAATCTCATGAAACGAAGGCCGTTCCCGAGGTTCCAGTTCATCAAATATACCCAGTGCATCCCGGAGCTCACTAAAATGTTTAGTCGCTTTATCTTCGGTCACTGATGTCCAATGGTTCTTTGAGTCCAGCTGCGCGCGCGACACTTTGATAGGTTTATAATGGATTAGATAAGGCGAGGGCACATTATCTCGGCAACGCTTAATAATACCATCCAGCTCCGGCCCAATATTAATCGCCATGGCCCGCCCGGTTTTAATCTGTACAAAGCGCAGCTGATTATTCTCAATCTGCGCAAATTCCATCACCACTAAATCTTCCCGGCGCTGAAGTGTCTGTAAGGCTAAATCCAGTACATTTTTATACCATGGGGCGGCAGCTTCATAAATCTGCTGGAAGGCTGCCAGTGGCAGACGCTGGCGTTTAATCTCTTCGGTTTTCTTGATTGTATCATCCGCATTATTGCGGTCGCATTCACCGTCTCCTATCGCCTGTTTCAGGATTTGAATCAATAAACCCCGGCGACGATTCGATGAGGTATCCGGGAATTGATTCAAATACAGGTTAATGGCTTTTCGGGCTTCCCGGCTATGGGTATTGGAGCCAATAAACCCAATTGACATCGCCCCCAGTTGACTGCTTTTCATGTGTTCAATCTGGTTGGCATAATCCTGCAGGGTTTTAGGTGAGAGAGGCTGACCTTTTCGGTTGCGTCGTTTTGGGAGGATGCTGGTGTTAAAGTGATCCAGATAATCGGTGAGCAGGGTATCAGTTTGCGAGGCGCTCTGGCGTAGCTCAACCGGTTGCTGGGCTAAACTCACCAGTTGCATCACCTGATCATCGGCAGAATAAATGAGGGCGTTCATGCGCTTGGCGGCAATGACGGCCAGTTTCTTGTCCGTACCAAAGCCGGTTCGTTCCCCAGTATTGGGGTTGCGGTAGCTGTAATAGGTGATCCTGTTTTTCAGAACAGGATGCAAATTATCTGGTAGATCGCGTCTACCTTTCGTGCGAGGTCGTGCCATTTATGCCGCCAATACCTTATCCATGAGTGGGTTGCCTGTGGCCCAACACTCGCTTGTTACATTGATGAAGTAAAGTTTTCCATAACGAATGCCCGTTATATCGCCATTTTCAACCCAGTTACGCACGGTGCGCACATCCGGGCGGCTACCCTCTACAAAGCGGGCCACAATATAGGCTGGCAAGCTCATTAACTGGCTGTGTGTGCCTAATCGTTTGTTTTCGGCCTCAATATCCACAAAATAACGCTTTCCGCGCTTAACCCCGGTTAACTCGCCGTTCTCAATCCAGCCCCGCAAGGTGCGAGTGTTTGGGGCACTACCGGTTACAAATCGGTTTTCCTGATATTGCTCAAGGCTCATCAGCTTCATTCCGTCTCCAGATACATTAGGGGTGGTTTCAGATCAATGACAATATAGCCTGTAATACCCCATCACGGAAGATGCGTAGTGTTTAAAGCTATACGTTTTTGAAGCGACTTGAGTGTGTGGAGAAAGATAAGGGAAGGGGAATAGCAAAAAATAAACCCGCACCATTAATCAACTATGATCAATTGGCCGGGTCGTTTATCAATGATGATTAATTCTGATCAATAAAGGCAACTAGCCCTCATTATCAGACGCTGCGGGTTTCGGATTTAACTGGCTTAACACGCTGCGCCCCTGATCAAAAATACTGTGTAGCAGGTTGAGCTTTTCATTCAGTGTCGCATTGTTCTTTTCCGAAGCCTGATAGGACAGGGTTAATGTTTTAAACGCTTTTTCCTGTGACGCCTTATCTTTATACAGCTGCTCTATGACAGTATTGGATTGATTGAGCTTCGCAACGAGTTCAGTGCGATTGGCTTTTAACTCATCCACCGCTTTGCCTAAATTCGATGACAGCTTATCCAGGGTGATCGAATTTGTTTCTGAGGTATCCAGCCGTGCATGTAAGCGTGCATTTTCACGCTCCAGTTGCTGGTTACGGTTTTTAAGTTGCGTATAGTCCAGAGACAGTTTGTCTTTATCTTTTTGTATCAGGTGATTATCTTTTTGCGCTAATGCCCAGCCCGCGGTGGTGAGTCCGCCCAGCAGTATGGCTGCAGAAAGCCCTGTCGTTAGCTTTTTAATGGTGTTTCTGATCTGATTATCACGCTCGATTTTACGTGTCTCGATGGCCTGTTCCTGCGCCAGCTTGTTTTCCAATCGCTTATCCAAGGTGTTTTTTAATTCACTTAAGCGATTTGAAGTGGGTGCAGGCGTATCATTTTTTTTTGTAGATTTGTGTTTAAAGTGCAGTATGTTTTCATCGGTCATAATTAAGGCATCCTGTCCGTGTTTACGTTAACCCGAGTTTGGGTTTAATGAGTTTTGACAATAACTGATGATTGGGGTTCACCTGAATTAATTCAAGATCACTGAGTTCCTCAAATACCAGATCAATCAGTTCCATCTTCTCCTGTGCGGTAGCGACCTCGTAATAAGCCCACAACTCCTCATCAATATAACGCAGGGTTTGCAGTAGTTGGGGGGACTTAATCGAATGCTCTGTATCCATCCAGCCATGGGGCTTTTTAAACTTTTCCTCAACAAATCGGGCAAAAGCTGACCCGATATTTTTAGGGTTGTTTTCTCGTATATAGGCGTGGGTAAAACCGCGCTCTTTACCGAGAAAATTCGCCAGTTTGGAATTCGTGCCGCCGACGGATTGTGTTAGTCGAAGCAGGTTTGCATAGCGTATATCAGTGATGGTCTTCATGATGCGCATCATATAACAAATTTAAATATTTTGTAAATTATTTTTATCTGTCTCTTCCGTGACCGTATATTATTGTGGTATACATTATCCATCTTGAATAAGAATGAAGCCTGCTGGATAGCAGCGGATAAAAACAGAGACGAGGAACAGAACATGAGCTTGAAAAACATTATCAAGGTGCGGCAATTAACGATACAGCCTGCCGCTCTGAAGCATTTGTTGATGACATTTGCCAGTTACGCTGATGCGAAGGGGCATTTTGAGTGCCCAACAGCCAATGCTATTTGTCGTGATACCGGCATGGATCGCAAAACCGTATACAAATATAAAACCCGTTTAAAGCAAATGGGGTTGATCCAATCCATTGAATCGAGTGATCGCAAGATGGTAATGCCAGGGGGTAAACCGTGAGTTTAGATGCAACACGCTGGGCTACCGTGCAAACCAACATGAAATCACTTGATAAATTTTTGCTGGTGATGATGGCGGATCGGGCCGATGAAACGCATTGCTGCTTTCCGTCAATCAAACGCCTGTGTCTGGATACCTTGATGGATCGTAAAACCATTATGGCCGGACTAAAACGATTAGTCGCCAGTGGTTTAATTCGGGATACAGGTAGACGCAAAGGCCGTACGGGAAAAGTAAAAGTGTATCAACTGATGGGTGTGCTTAACCGGCATGAGCGAGCGAAATTACAAGCCGTAAAAAACAATGAAACAGATAAAGAAATAGGTAACAGTCCCGTCCAAGGTGTCATTACAAAAAGCGACCTCGAAAACGCCCCTGTAACAGTGGATAAACAGACCCATAAAAGGAATGATCCCGTAAACGGAATGATTCCGTGTTTCCCATCTAATGGTGCCGAGTACGGGACTTTGAATGGTGCCGTGGACGGTACTCAGAACCTATCAGTAGAATCTATCAATAAACCTATCAGTTTAAAAAAAGAAAAATTAACAAAAGAAAAACAGGAAAAAGAAATAGCGGAAAAACAAAAATTGAAAACCGATGAAGAAACTGAAAACGTAAAAACAGAAAAATACAAAGGCATTGAATTAACTAACCTGCCTGATGGTTTAACAATTCAATCGGCTAAAAATTTCATCGATCACCGCAAGGCCATAAAAAAACCGCTAACCCAACATGGCTTTGGTTTGTACCTGAGTGCATTACAAACCTGCACCGACTGTGGCCTAAACCTAAATCAAATCGTCGATGAAACTATCGACGCCGGTTGGCAAAGCGTTAAACCCGCCTGGTTAAAAAACCGCTTAAACCCCCCGAGCAAATTACAAAGCTATCGCAACACGCAAGATGACAACCGCCCCCGCAAGGAATTAGTCGGATGAGTTTTGATGCAGAACATGCGGTACTGGGTGCAGTAATGAAAAAACCTACCCTGGTAGCAGAAATGGATTTACTGGCCGAAGACTTTGAAACCCAAAGCTATGCGATTGCCTATCAAACCGTGCTGGATATGGTGGCCGCCAATGACGTGGTGGATATTATTACCGTTGCAGAACGTCTTGATAAATCTCACCCGAATATGAAAGCCCTGTCGGTGATAGGGCAAGCCGCAAAAGATTGTCCCACCATTGTTAACGCGACAGCTTATGCTCGCATTGTAAAAAAAGATGCACAAAACAAAAAAGCCAAAGAAGTTGCCGTCGAGTTATTAAACACCATTGACCATGCAGAAAACAGCATGCAGGTGGTTGACCGGGCGGTGCGCGGATTGATGGCGTTAGCGCAAACCCAAAAGCAATACGATTGTTCTATCGGGCAAGCCTTACAAAAAGCGATTATCAATATTGAAGCGGCGTATGAGTCAGAAGACATCGTCGGTATCCCCATGGGGCTTAAACGCCTCGATGCCATTTTAAGTGGATTACATAATTCAGATTTAACCATCATCGGTGCGCGACCCGCCATGGGTAAAACCGCCTTTATGTTAAACCTTGCCAATAACGCCAAACAACCCGTGGGGATTATCAGTGCCGAGCAACCCAATGAACAAATGGGTATGCGCTTAATTGCCATTCACGGGCGGGTCAATGCCAACCACATGCGCACCGGCAAAATGACCGAGGAAGACTTCACCAAAGTCAGTAACACGGTGGCAACCCTGCATCAACAATCCAACCTCTGGCTCTACGACAAACCCGCCCCCAGCATTATGGATGTGGTGAGACAGGCCCGAGTCTGGAAACACCTGCACAACATCAAAGCCCTCTATGTGGATTACATACAACGCATTAAATGGACAGATCAAAACATTCCCAAACATGAGCAGGTCGGCAATGTGGTGATGGCGCTAAAAGAGTTGGCCCGTGAATTAGATATTCCGGTGGTGGCATTAGCACAGGTTAACCGTGAAGTTGAAAAGCGCAGCAATAAACGCCCAAGAATGGGAGATCTAAAAGACTCCGGTGTCATCGAGCAGGAAGCCGATTGCATCATGCTGCTCTACCGGGATGAAGTGTATAACGAGAACACCGATCAAAAAGGCTTAATGGAAATAGACGTACAAAAAAACCGCCATGGCCCGATTGGTTTTGTGTGTTGCTACTGGCTTGAAGCCTATATGAAAGTTTCTGATGAAAGATAAACAAAAAACCATGAATAAAAAACACGGGAGAGAAAAAATATGCAACATCAAACCAGTCGTGAAGCTTATATGCAATACAAGCGTGGTGGGCAAGCCATGCGACAAGACTACGATCGCATTATTAATTGCCTTGAAATTAATCCCAATGGGTTTACCCGTAATGAGATAGCAAAAATAACCGGTATTCCCATAAACCGGATCACGGGGCGTATCAATGAATTGCTCGAAGATGACGTGCTTAAGATCGAAGGTCGGCGTGAGAGTCAAACCACCGGTTATATCGGTGAAATTATTAAACTAAATAAACCAAAACAAAACTAAACAATAAAAATCATAAAAGGAAAAAGTGAATGAATAAAGTGGTGACAGAAAACAGGGAACAAACCATAGCCAATAAAGCCTCTGTGCTTTCACTGGCAATTAATCAGCGTGTGGCACTGGCAAAAAAGAAAATCGAAAAAGAAGCACTGGCTCAAATAGATGAAAACTTCATAAATGAAGCCAGGCTGCGGCTGGCCATTGTGTATCAGGCAATGGAAGATCTATACCTGAACGGCATTGGTGAAATGGGTAAAGCCATGGCTATTATCTACTTGTATTCCAGCAAAATAAAAGAGCTGGATGAAATGGGAATAGAAACTGCGTGGGTGCAACGCATCTTAAAAGACATGGATATTCTGGATGTGACCGATCCATCGCCTTATGTTGAAGCCTGTCTAATCATTCAAAGTGAAAGCCGAAAACCGAATAAAGCAACAGCACAGATGCTAATGAAATACATGCCCATTTGTGAATGCGTTGAAGATCAATGCATTGACACCTTGATTGATAATAACCATCAGGCCGCATAGAGGAGAGTAAGTCAATGAGCAGTGATTATTATGATTATATAGAAGATCGAGGAGCCAAACTCTATGCTGCCCAACAGGCCAGAGGCGTGCAATATGATCAGGTGCCGGGTAGCGGCGGTGGAACGGAGCAACGAACTAAAGCGGATATTAGTGCCGCACGTGCAGGCCGTCATATTAAATATGATATGGCGGCTGAACTAAAGGCGTCAGGAAAAACCAAGCGCCAACTGTTGTTATGTGACTATCTGTTTAATGATTCAATTAAGCTTGCGCTGGAGGAAGATTGGTTCGATTTGAAGAAGAAAGATAATGTTAAGCTGCTAAGGAGATATTGTTGTTTGGCAATTGAGGAAATGGCTGCGCCACAGGAATTTACCTCGCTTGCGGCAAGGGCGCGGTTTTTGGGGATTCATCCTAAGACATTTATTCGAAATCATTTGAAATGCTATAGCCAGGTGTATCAGATAATGGATGATTGGGCGTTAGTGCAATTTGAGGGTATGGTCAGGAAAGTTGTCTGTTAAGGGTTAAAAATGTTAGTTTATAAAAGGGGTGTTTTGTTGTTCTCTAATGGTGACTTAGATGATTCTCTTAAGGGCTATTTACGATTATGTTTTTTCATGTGGCTAATAAAATATTGAGGTGATTTATGGCAAAAGGGATTAGTATGGGAACGGCGCGTAAAAAGGGGTGTGGTGACAAGGTATTTAATATTTGCGAATTGAATAATGAAGATAAAGGTGAACTGCTGTGTCACCATTGTTCTGCTGAAGTGACTTATGTATCTGAATACAAAAGAAAAGAGAAAGTAGTATCAGCATATTTAAGGCTAGGGCAAGAAGAAGTCCATGATGAAGATTGTCGATTTACTGTGCAAGGTGCTGTTGATACATTGGTCGCAGAATCGCAAGCTGTTGAGGATTATGCTCCCATATTTGAAGTGCAAGATGATGGTACGTATTTATTCAGGATGAATGTTTTGGTAGAAGCGCATAAGGTGGCAGAGCAGATTGATGACTTGATTAAACAGGGGGATGGCGATTTAGAGAAAGTTTATAAAGGGCGTAATTATGTTAAAAGTGAAAGAGCCTTAGCCAATTATTTTCGCTCCGCTGCTGGAGTTGCAAGAATCCGCTCTTTAATTCAAAGCAGCGACGATGTTGAACAGCTAAAGCAACTGATTAAAATACAATATCAAGATAAAATGATTAGTTGGAATGATTTTTATTTTGAGCAGTCACGTTATAGTGCGTTGAGTAAAAAGTTGGAAAGTAAGAAAATATCGTATCCTGTTGCTATTGGTATTTCAATTAAAGCGCATCATCATGATGATAAATGGAAGTTCCCGTATTGCGTTCAAGGTTACACTGACACTAAAAAAATAGATGAAGTTACTAGGATTTATGTTCCAAGAATAAGAGCAAAAAGAAACAGCCTAATTGATTGTTTTAAAGTAGACTCAACCTATATTGTAGTAGGTAATGCATGGTTAAGTCGGGTAAGTGATGTGGATAATCCATACCGTAATATTCAGATGGTCATATATAAAAAACAACAGTTCGTGAAAGATATTAGTTAACGAATTAAAACTATTTTTTAATAGTGTTTATTTACTGTAAATTTATAGAAAAAACCTGACTTGATGCAATCGGCCCCTTCCATACTTGTCCCAACTTGACTACAATATATCTAAGTTGGAAAAAACTCCGACTTAACCGAATGCCTGAACCCCTTATTAGGCATTAAAATTTAAGTTCGCCATTTACCCTAAATGAGCGGGCTTTTTTTTCGCCTGAAAAAACACTCAAGTAATCCAGTTAACTAATACAGAAACAGGAACTTCCATGATTGAAGCCAACCAACTTCACGATCTTGTTGTGAAGCCTGCGCTATTGGCGCTAGGAAAACAATTTTCACAACCCGCAGCTCGTGCCTTGATTATGGGGACGATTGCACATGAGTCTCTGTCGGGGCGCTACATCAAACAAGTCGGTGGGCCAGCGTTGGGCATCATTCAAATGGAGCCGGTCACACATGATGATATATGGCAAAACTACCTTCGATATAAACCCGAGTTGGTAAATCGCTTAAAACTTTTATTTGAAATCAATGAGCCAAATGCAGATCGTTTAATCTATGACCTGCGTTACAACATAGTGATGTGCCGAATGCATTATCGCCGGGTAAAAGAAAAGTTACCCGCAGCAGATGATATTCAAGGGTTGGCCCATTACTGGAAATCGCATTACAACACCGATAAAGGAAAAGGCAGCACAGAGCAATTTATACAGCATTTTAATCACTATGTTGCAGGCGCATTATAAGCAGGCATAAGGTGAATAAAATTGTACTGTAACGCGGTTGCGTAAAAGGCTAACTCTATGTCTCAGTTTTATAATATTCAACAAAATACAATGCTTGCTATGTTAAGTGTTAATGAAATCACAGCTATTCTGGTATCGGGTTTATATGTTTTCTTACCAGATCATATTTATATTCGTGATATACCCTCCGGTGCCATTTTAGATCAAACAATAATGACCCATACGCAGGTTGTTGATGGTGCGTTTCATGCGGATGATCTGGTGTTCCCCAATACAAATGAAACCGATCCAGAGGCGACTAGCATTATCTTTGCCTTTAGTGAGAGCGGGGTATTAATCACGCACATTGATGACGCGCTCCCTGTTACACCCAATGGCGAAAATATTCATATCCTGTGGAACGGGCCAGTCTTTACCTTTTAAATCAAACAGCAAACCGGAATTAAAATATGGCACAGTTTGGTACTACAGAGATTGGGCGAAGCAATACACAAGCGGGTTTTCGGTTTAGTTTTGTTAATCGAGTAATGATTGAGATTGATGTGGCGGTATCCGGTGCCTCGGTTTACTTAAATGCCATCAATGATACTCATATTAAAACGGTTATCTATGATGATAATAATGGCGTACCGGGAGAGCTGGTTTTTGTTTCTGACCCGCAAGTGATTGCAGCCGGTGAGCAATGGCATCAACAGTCTGGCTTCGAGTTAGCGTTATTGGCGGGTGTGTTTTGGATCGGTACATTATATGAAAGTGGGGTAGAGCTTTACTACTCCAGTAATGTAAACGGTGAGCAGTCATGGATTTCACTTGATTTTAACTATCAGAATCCCAACAACCCCTACCCGGTGAATCCACAGTTTTCAATTGAGGGTTTAACCTTTTCACTTTTTCTTGAAGCAGAGCCTTTACCGCAGCCGCAATTTATACAAATGCCTAGCATACAGATAGGCCCGGTGTTTAACACGCCGCTGGTATCCATTGATGAAGATTCGGGTGGCAATACCGTGCCAGTGAGTCGGCGTGTTTTTCGTGTGTAATTTTCCGTGTGTAATTTCAGGGTGTAGTCATGGATTATCGAAATCAACCGTATCGAGATAGCCAGCGCCGTGATCACTGGCCGGATGCCAGTGTGAAATCATACAAAGACTATGCACTTAATTGGTCGCGTTTATTGGTAAACAGTGAAGCCGTCCGATATGCCACTATTGAGCATATTCAATGGTTTTTACCTGAACATATTCAGGGTAATAAAATCAATGTGCAGGATGACATGACGGTGATTTGGTTAAAGCCCAAAGCCGAGGGAGTGTTTGCTATTCGTTGTCAGATGAAAGACAGCACACAGCGTATTCATTATAAGACGATGCTCTTAACAGTAAAGAGTGTTTAATTAATGGTGTTGGTATGACATAAAAATATATAGTTTTGTGTATTATTTGTATTAGGCTATTGAACTTAGAAAAGTTGTCTACATATATGGTAGCTGTTAACAATTTTATTATATTAAGAAGGAGTTTAAATTTAATGATGTCATTTAAATATATTAGTGATCCAGCTGTGTTAGCTATAGATAAGGGAATGACGGGAAAAGAGGCTGATATGTGTACCAAATTGTATGGTTCCATATTAGTAAAAAAACAACCGTTTTTAGGATTGGAATTACCTAATATTACATACTTAGAAAAGATGATTGAAAGTGCGGATTTAGCAGGATATTACCAGTATAAAGATGAGTTTAATATATGTGCTTTTTATAAGCATGATGAGACATTTCCTATTTCTAGGTCATATTATATAAAATTGAAAACTTTGTCAGATTGTGAGGCTGTTTTACAGAACTTTAACAAGAGTGGTGAAATTCTGTCAAGGATAGATGATGTTTCAATTTTTATGTTTACGGAGCAGGTAGGGCATGAGAAAAGAGTCGATGAATTTTTTTCTAAAGTAAAACATAAATCTAAAGTGTTTAAAGGTTTATTTGAAGGTCGAAAAAAACACACTACCACTGAAAGCGGAATGTTCTTAAGTAGTGATGGGTGCCTTGTATGTGGCGATGAAAGTAAGCAAATGATAAATACTACTGTATCTGGTGATAAAGGTGTTTTATTTGGTTTTAATTTATGTCAAGTACATGCTGAAGAGTGTAAAAGTGCAAATTCTAATATTGAGTATTTGTCTTCAGTCTGTGATGTAGAGTCACCAGTGAAAATGATTGAATTTTCATTAGAGGATAGGCTGAAAACAGTTATAAAAATGCTGGTTGATGAGTTTAATTGTAAGATAGGTAAAATTGATAAAGATACAATTACAGCTTATCGAAATGATACTGATTTTAAATTGGTGTTTCGTTTGACTACTGAAATGAATTATGGATATATGATATTTCAACCTGATGAAGAAGATGATATAGCGCGATTCGATTCGGCAAATCATCATAATGTTAATTACGGACCGGATCACTTGCATCGTGATCTGAAAAATGAAAATGAAAATGCAGAGTCATCATTTATGACTGGTTATCCTGTTATTGACAAAAAAGGATTTAGAAAGGTACTAGAAGAAAAAGAACGTGAATTTTATAAAAAAACTGAAAAAAACAAGTCTAAGAAGTAAAAGGATAAAATTATTAGTGAATGGTCTCGCGGTGAATGTACGATCTAATCTTAAGCAACTTACAAAAGGTCTGGATGACATAGCCCAAAAACAAATCCCGTTTGCCATGGCGTTAACATTAACCAAAACAGTACAAAGCGCACAACGATCAGAAAAGATTGCCATGGATCGGCAACTCGATCGACCTACTCCATTTACCAAGCGAGGCGTGGCCATACGCAAAGCCACAAAAACAAACTGGCAAGCCCAGGTGTTTATAAAAGATATTCAGGCAGAGTATTTAAAGTGGGTGGTGGAAGGCGGCACACGTAAACCAAAGAACAAGGCGCATGTATTACCGGTAACAATAAAGCGTAATAAGTACGGCAATATTCCACGGGGCAAAGTACAAAAGCTATTGCAACGTGCAGATGTGTTTAGTGGTGTGGTGAAGGGTGTGCAGGGTATCTATCAGCGTACACGTCGAGGCACTCAATTATTGTTGGCCTTTGAACCGGTGGTTAGACACAAGCCGCAATATAAGTTCTATGAAGTGGCTGAGAAACGAATTGAGCAGGTGATTGGACGCCAGTTTAGTTTGGCAATGGTGCGGGCGTTGAAAAGTGCGAGGTGATCAAGGTTGCCATTCATTATATGGCGTTGCGGATAAAGGTTGATCGTTATTGTAAAGTGGAACAATAAGAGTGGTGTAGCTGTGATAGTTACCTGCTTTTGCTTGATCGTGTAACCATATTATCAAATCGTCAATATTATCATTATTTAAATCAGTTGAGGCAATGACTTGTAAAGAATATGTCCAGTCGTCTGTTTCTCGGGTAACAGAGTGTTTGCCTATTTTTAAATGATCGGGATCAAGTTTTTGTAGTGTCAGACCATAGGCTTCAGACTCTTGATTAATTGATGAAGGGTAGGATGTTAAGGTGAGCCTATTGGAAAGCTTGTTGCCATAATCTTCGTTATTATTTGATGCGCTTACGTTTCGAGATTTTAATAAATCAAGTGTTTCGCAAATTAGGTATTCATTTTGATGGATTTTATTATTTACGCCATCGAAAAGTTCAGATGACTTTAATTGTGATAAGTAGTCAATGCAATTGTTTACGATAGTATCAGGTTCGAACTTTATTTCGATTCGTTTTTTATTAAGTGTAGTGTTTAAGTTCTCATAACTATTTTTCAATGAGGTGTCGAAAATATATGCGCTAGGAACGTTATCTGATGGAGTGTTTTCACACCCTAGAATAAAAGACCCTAATGTGATTAGGATTAGTGTTTTAAATTTCATTTACTTTTTTTCATGTTGTTAAGTAGGTCAGATTCAAGTTTTCTTCTGGATTTATAGTCATCACCAAAATCGTTAAGAACTTCTTTTGTTTTTTCCCAGTCCTGAGAGGTTGCGGCTTTCCAGAATTTTGGCGCTCTTCTTTGTAGGCCGGTTCCATACTGAAAGGAGACAGAGGCTATAACGGTTTGTACTTCTGGTGGTAAATCATTGAATTTAGTATCCCCATTTTTAATGGCGGCATTGTACTTATTTGCAAGAGATGTAATGTGGGTGCTTTTAACTACTTTATCAATCTCTTCAGCTTGGGCTGCATTAAGCATTAATGGCTTTTTCTTGATGGCGGCTAGTGCGTCTTTTTTTGTGACACCCAGGTAAGGCTTGAGCTTGTCGATTAATGTTTTAGATAGCTTTAGTTTTTTTAAATCGGCTTCATTTCTTTGTCCTAAATCAAAGCCGGTGGCAACAGTTACACCACTTTTACTGTTATTGCTTGCAGGGACGTAACCTAATAATTTACGTCCGCCTTCGCGATCACTAAGAAATTTATAATCGATTTTGTCTGACATGATGCAGTCCTTTGATCAATGATATTTATTATTAATAAGATTGTGAAGGCTATCACAATACCGCCGTGATGTGTTAATAATGCCTCGCAAATCAGCCTGCTTCACGCCGAAAAACAACACCCTCTAATCGCCGCAAAAAAACAGGTGCATCCCGCCCTCAGAAGACGTGAAACGTCCAGCACAAGATTCATAGGTTCTTCCCAGAGCTTGAAAAGGCGAGGGTCATTCGCAGCGCGCTCTTTCCCTAGACACAGAATTTAAAAACGCATTTCGGTTTCGTTTTTACAAACGTAGAAAATCGCTAAGCGCTTGTTGTCCCTCGCGTATAGCTAATTTAACTATTTCCAATAAAACGAAATACCCCCCATTTCGCATTTCGCTAAATAAACCCCATAACCACGTACGGCGCTGTTTCACTGCTGCGAAGTGGCATTTCGTTTTTTCGTTTAATCCTAATTTCTAAACTAAATCATTCAGAGGTCAAGCTATGAAAGTCATCCTGGTCGCGATCGACAAGGTGCTGCCCTACGCCCGTAATCCAAGAATCAATACACAGGCAGTGGGTAAAGTTGCCTCCTCCATAAAAGAGTTTGGCTGGAAGCAACCCATCGTCGTTGATGCTGAGATGGTCATTATTGTCGGCCATACAAGATTACTCGCCGCCCAGCAATTAAACCTAAAAGAAGTGCCGGTACTCATTGCAGATGACTTAACGCCAGAGCAAGTTAAAGCCTATCGCCTTGCGGATAATCGAGTAGGGGAGGAAGCGCAGTGGGATACCGAATTACTTGCTCTGGAACTTCATGATCTCGATGGTCTGGATTTTGATTTAGACCTAACCGGATTTGATGAAGATGAGTTATCCGAACTCATGGATCTAGAAGAACTCTTCGAAGATGAAGAAGGCCTAACTGATGAGAATGACATCCCTGAAATACCGCAAGACCCGGTCAGTGTACCCGGAGATGTCTGGCTCTTAGGTAAACATCGTGTGATGTGTGGAGACAGCACCTACATTGATGCGGTAGATAAATTAATGAACGGTAAAAAAGCCAGCCTACTGCATGCCGATCCCCCTTACGGTATGGGTAAACAAAAAGATGGCGTCGCCAATGATAATTTATATGAAGACAAACTCGATCAATTCCAGCTGGAGTGGTGGGCGACGTTCAGAACGTATTTAATTGACAACGCCAGCGTCTATATCTGGGGTAACGCGCCAGACCTATGGCGACTCTGGTACATAGGCGGACTCCAGAAAAGTGAACGCCTGACGTTGAGAAATGAAATCGTCTGGGCCAAAGTCACGGTTAAAGGCAACGCCGATGCAATCGGCATGTCATCACCCGAGATGCGCGGTTACCCAGAGCAAACTGAGCGCTGTCTTTTCTTCATGATTGGCGAGCAAGGTTTTAATAACAATGCTGAAAACTACTGGGATGGCTGGGAACCTCTGCGTCAGTACCTTGATGATGAACGAAAGAAAATGAACTGGGCAGCCAAAAATATCGTTGAGATAACCGGTACCCACATGTATTCCCACTGGTTCACAACCAGCCAGTGGACAATGATCTCAAAAGAAAATTATGAAAAGTTACAAGCCGCCGCAAATGGCAAAGCGTTTCTACGCCCATATGATGAAACAAAATCAAAACACACGTCCCTGTTAAAAGATCACGAAAGCATCCGATCAGAGTTTTATAAAACCCGCGCCTATTTTGACAATGCCCATGAAAACATGACCAACGTCTGGTGCTTTGAGCGTGTTAAAGGGGATGACCGACACGGACACGCTACCCCTAAACCGGTTGAGATGATTGCACGGGCGATGAAATCCAGTAGTGAAAAAAATGACGTTGTGATCGAACCCTTCGGTGGCAGTGGTGCCACGCTGATGGCTTGCGAAACAACCAAACGTATCTGCCACACCATGGAACTATTACCCGAGTGGGTCGATGTCATTGTTAAACGCTGGCAAGCCTACACGGGTAAAAAGGCCAAACTTGAAAGTGATAACAGATCGTTTGATGACGTTAAAAACCAACGTGAAAAAAGCAAAAGTCATAATGACTCGCTATCCGAGGTGGCTTAATGAGCAATAAGCTCCCCATGTATCCCGTCTCTACCATCGCAAAACTCTTTAACTTAAGTGAGCGTCGTATACAGCAATTAGCAAAAGAAGGCGTTATACCAAAAGCCGATCGAGGCAAGTATGAACTGGTTGGTAGCGTGCGTGGTTATACCGCTTATCTTCAAGAACGTGCACTGGGACAAGAAACAAAAACTACCGACATACAAACCCAGCGTTACCGATTAATAAAAGCACAGGCTGATGAAAAAGAATTAGAGCTACAAAAAAAGCGCGATCAACTCATTCCCGCAGAGGATGTAAAGTCCGGTTGGACACGGATTGTGATTGCAACCAAAACAGGTTTTTTAGCGTTACCTGATCGGTTAAAACAAATGCTCACCTTAACGGATGTTGAACGGGATGTGATTGATGATGAAGTGCGCGTCATTTTAACCAACCTTGCTGAAAAGAAAACTCACCCTAAAGAAACCGAACACAACCTCAAAGCTGAAATACACGACATAGACAACACACAACCTACATAAAAAGGTTCACCGTGAGCGCAGTACAACAGGTCGTAGACGATGTACTGCAATTTTATCTACCACCACCGAATTTAACCGTAACCGAATGGGCACAAGCCAACCGTATTTTATCCCGTGAAAACTGTGCCTTACCCGGCCCTTATCGGGTCAGTGTTACGCCATATTTAAAAGAAATTCTCGACTGCATTACCGACCGGTATGTCGAGCGTATCGTCTGTCAAAAATCCGCACAGGTTGCCTGGACTGATGGCGTGATTAATAACGCGGTCGGTTACTACATCGACCAAGACCCCGCACCCATGCTGATACTGTTTCCAACAGATGGCATGGCAAAACGCTACAGCAAAGAAAAGTTGTCCCCGATGATTCGGGACACCGAACCGTTAAAAGAAAAAGTGGCCGAAGCGAAAAGCCGTGACAGTGGAAACACCCTGGAGAGTAAAAACTTTCAAGGTGGGCATCTGGAATTGGTCGGTTCCAATGCACCCAGCAAATTAGCTTCCTCTCCTATTCGAATTATTCTGGTAGAAGAACCGGATCGTTGTTCACGCAACGCTGGCGGTGAAGGTAACTCGCTTAAGCTGGTGTATGAACGCGGTAAAACCTTCCATAACCGCAAAATAATACTCGGTGGTTCACCCACCATAAAAAGTGTCTCTGAAATTGAACGGGAGATGGAACTCTCTGATCAACGACATTTTTATATACCGTGTCCTCATTGTGGTGAATCACAAAAACTCGAATGGACCATGGTGGTCTGGGATCAGGATGAAACCCAGGACCATTTAGTGTATGGAAAACACGACCCTGAAACCGCGCGCTTCAAATGCAGACACTGCGAAGAAGCATTTACTAACGCACAAAAAAATAAAGCCCTGCAACAGGGAAAGTGGCGAGCGGATAAACCCTTTAATGGTATCGCCGGTTTTTATTTAAACGAGCTGTATTCGCCGTTTCCCAAAGCGCGTGTCCAGGATGTGGTGGCCAAGTTTCTGGAAGCAAAAAAATATTTAGAGCAGGGCGATCCCACGCTCATGATTACCTGGACGAATACTTCCCTTGGTGAAACATGGGAAGAGACGGGTGAGACAGTAGAGCATCACTTTCTTTATCAACGCCGTGAACATTACAACGCGCCCGTACCCGCAGGCAGTTTAATTTTAACTGCCGGTGTGGACTGTCAGGATGATCGACTTGAATGTGAAATCGTGGCATGGGGGTTAGGTGAGGAATCTTTTTCCGTTGACTATATCCGACTCTATGGTGATTTAACCAAACCGCAAGTCTGGAATATTCTCGCAGAAATGCTACGCAAAACCTATACGCGTGAAGATGGAATCTTGATGGATATAAAAGCGGTGTGCATCGACTCCGGTGGTCACTTCACCGATGAGGTGTATCAGTTCAGCAAAAAGCACGGCGTGCGCTGGATGATCCCCATCAAAGGGGCGAGTACACCGGGTAGACCCGTGGCCGATTTCCCCCGAACCAAAAATAAAAAAGGCGTGTATCTCACCTTCGTTGGAACCGATACCGCAAAAGAAACGATCTACCAGCGTTACAACTTACTGGAACCCGGCCCCGGTTATTGTCACTGGCCGATTAGTGATACTTACGATGAGGAGTATTTTAAACAGGCTACCGCTGAAACCAAAGTCAAAAAATACCGACGTGGCATGGAATATTTTGAATGGACAAAAGGCGCGGGCCAACGCAATGAAGCACTGGACTGTCGCGTGTATGCCTTTGCCGCCATTCGTATCTTGCAACAACACCGCAGGGTGAATCTGGAGCAGTTGCATCATTTATATCTCACGCAAAAAAATGAGCCGAAAACACAAAGCAAAACAAGGCGTCGACCCAAAGTGGTTAAGAGTCATTTACTGCATTAAGGAAAAAAATGTATACCCAAACGAATCTGGAAGAAATCGAGTTAGCGATTTTAAGTCTGGCGCAGGGAAGGCGCGTGGTGTCCATTTCCATGAATGGTCGAACGGTGGCCTATGGGCCGACGGATATTGCATCGCTTAAAAGTCTGCGTAAGGAAATAAAAACCGATCTTGCTAAAAAACGAGGCCGTAAAAAGTATGCGTTGTTAACTTCTAGTAAAGGGCTTTAATGTTTAAAACGTTATTACAAAAAACGGGTGCCGCTTTATTGCGTGCCAGTGGCCAGAATAATAACATCAAACTGAATGCCAGTTTTGAAGGCGCAAGCCGAGGCCGGCGCTTAGGTAACTGGGGTTTAAGTTTATCCGGTCCTAATACGCATCTGACAGATTCCTTAACGACATTACGTAATCGTTCACGGGAGGTGATTCGCAATAACCCCCATGCAAAAAGTGCGATTGAATCTTATGTCGCTAACATGGTGGGTATTGGCATAAAGCCACGCTTTAAATTGCAGGGTCAAAATGAAATTAAAGAACAGATCCAGCTTTTATGGAACCGTTGGGTTATGGAAGCGGATGCCGATGGGCAAATGGATTTTTATGGTTTGCAAAGTTTAGTGGCAAGATCCACCATGGAATCGGGTGAAGTGCTGGTGCGGTTTCGTCAGCGCCGTGTTGCGGATGGATTGTGTGTGCCGTTACAACTACAAGTGATTGAAGCCGATCATCTGGATGCGGTCACTGAAACCATCAGTCGAGGGGGCAACCCGATTCGCATGGGCATTGAGTTTAATCGCACAGGACAGCGAGTGGCATATCACATGAGCCGTGAACATCCGGGTGAAATGAATATCAGCAGCACCGCTAAAATACGCGTCCCTGCTTCAGAGGTGTTACATATATATAGAGTCCTTCGACCCGGACAGGTTCGAGGCATCCCCTGGTTAGCGGCGGTTCTGGTTCGCCTGCATGAACTGGATCAATACGAAGATGCAGAATTGGTGCGAAAAAAGTTTGCCGCCATGATTACCGCTTTTGTGACCCAGTCATTAGATGAAGATGAGGATGGCCTGGGTAAAGATGAAGGCGAAGATGCGCAAGGCACGGATCTGCGTGGAATACAGCCCGGTGCCATCCATTATTTAGAGCCAGGTGAAGGGGTGGAGTTATCACAACCACCTGAAACCGGTGGTGCTACTTTGCAATGGGTGCAACAACAATTGCGTGACATTGCCGCCGGTATTGGTGTGACCTATGAGCAAATGACCGGTGATTTATCCGGTGTGAATTACACATCCATACGGGCTGGGCTTTTGGAGTTTCGTCGGCGGGTTGAAATGCTGCAACGTCAGTTATTAATCTTTCAACTTTGTAGAGGGGTAGCGGAACGCTGGTTAGATACCGCCGTGTTATCCGGTGTGATTAAAATACCGGGTTACTTTGAAAATCGTCATACCTATTTAAACATCGACTGGCGACCACCACGTTGGCAACATGTAGAGCCACTTAAAGATATACAGGCAGATATATTGGAAAATCGCGCTGGTTATATTCCACGATCTAACAAGGTGGCAGAACGTGGCCTTGATGTTGAAGATGTTGACAAGCAATTTAAGGAAGATAAGGATCGTGAAGAAAGTATGGATTTATTCTTTGATACTAACCCATCAAAACTTAATCGTAGTGGTGCGCTTCAACAGGGTGTCAATCAGCCGATAGACGAATCCGAAAACAGTGACCTGGAAGAAGATGAAGATGAGAGTGAAGGTGAGACACAAGAGGTTGCGTGATTGGTAGCGTATATATCGTACAATAATGTGTGTGAATGGTGTTTCTAGGCATAAGAAGAAAATCGAAGAAACCCCTGCTTCGTTTCGCTTACCCCGGATCGAGGTCAATTAGACATATTCAATATAGGTATGGTATTAGCCATAAGCGGAAGATCGAGGGGTGTTTTGCCAAGTTCAGCTTCCACCACAGGTTGTGTGAAAACTCAAAATATTTTAAGTAAATGGGAGTTCATCCCTAAGTACGCATGCTCTTGTATCAAAATAGTTAAAACAAAACCATCTTTAAATAAGTTATTCGCCAATAACAATCTCCATTTACCACTTTCAAAAATGACCTTTAGTTATCACACAGCCTGACCACATAGGAGTCATTTGGGTATTAATTATATAGATAACAAAAAGACGAGTTTAGAGTATTATGTTGTCTACTTTTCGTGGGTAACATCATCAATCAAAATATACAAAGGAGAATATATGCCCATTGTAAACTTAGAAAGTTTGATTGCAGTGGTACCAGTGATGGACCAAGCCACAGCCGTCAATTGGTACAAGAAGTTGCTTGGTCGGGACGCCGATGTTGTTCCGATAGATGGTGTCGCTGAGTGGCAGCTCGCCGAGAAAGCATGGCTTCAGGTGACTGCTGACCCCGATAATGTGGGCAACACAACAGTCATTATCAACGTGAGCGATCTTGATGCACAGCGTACTGCTTGTGCAGAAGCCGACGTGTCGCTTGGCGAAGTTGTCGAATATCCAGGCATCGTCAAGATGGTCGACGCGATTGACCCGGACGGGAACAAAATTACTTTCGTTCAGGAGCTTTCC